ACGGGCAATCATAGCAATTCTCTGGTGTATTCATCACTAACGCTGATTTACTCATCTGATTCCTCCTGTAATAATTCTGGATTGTCAAACGCATTACCTAGTACCTCTACCGTGGTTTCTCCGTTACTATTCGGTTTCAACTCCCAGAACTCATGATTCTGCCAAGCTGGAGACATAATCCACAGTCCATCTACACGCTGTTTAACTGTACCTATTGCTCTTGAGCCTTGGCTCCATGCCTCAACAATATCATTCTCCCAGATTTTCTTGCCGTTCTTGTCTGTTAATCCTGTGTACTCGCATATTGTATCCGGATCAACTTCGTCAAATTCATCCGCCATAATGGTCCATTTGCCTATTACCAATTTCCCTATGAATATTCGCTTTTCTCCCGGCATTCCACCATCCAACAGGTATCCCTCTATCCATTCACCGTTATCTTTTTTCTTTCCCTTGAAAAGAATCTCTCTCATATAGTGTTATCCTCCTGTGTTCTCGAAAGTGGTTCAAATCTTCTTTTCTGTTTGACATTTGGATATTTCTTTCTGTCCACATCACTTGTAAACATACTTAACGGTCTGCACCATGTTACAAGTGGGTCTGTAAAGCACTTGTAAATCACCATAATTTCGTCAGATTCTGTATTCACTGCAAGATCAGTAACGATATAGATTCTTCCTTTGAAATGTCTATATCTTCTTCCTGCCATGCTATCTCTTAATTCTTCTAAAATTTCACCTGATACTTTGTTCATTCAACTCCACCGCCTTTCACGATTTCTATCGCCCTGCTCATAAGCTTCCTGAGATCATTTTTATATCCTCAAAATAGAAAATCCATTTATCCGGTTCTGGTGCCTGTTCCTGGAAAAGCTGCCAATGTTCATATGCTTTTAATACCAAGCATTCCATAGCGTAGTTTTCTACATCATTCTCCGTTTTTAGCCATGCGCAGTTTTCTCTACAGTGATCTTTGATTGCTTCCAAGAGTTTCTTTTTACCGGCAAGTATAATAAGTTCTTTCACCAATAGGTAGTAATTACAATCCTCAATATCTCCGAACAGTGTTTTCTTAAAACTTATTCCTCGATACCGTTTCCGACCGGTCTGATCTTTTCCGATAAATTCAGATCTGAAACAATTGCCTGATTTTAAATCCTCAAGCTTACATATTAGCATCTTGTTTCTCCTTATATGGTTCCGGAAGTGGTCTCCAAGCAATGATGCTGTCCTTTGCATAGTAGTCTGCTGTTTGCAAGTTATACCACCCATGCCCAATGGGATATCCAAGCACTGTTCTCCGGCAAGAGCCGTACCCTACTAAGTAAGCCTCTGTATCATGCTTAAATGTCACCAGATATCTTCCATCCTTTGCCGGCATTTTCTCGCTTGCTAAAATCCAGCCATTATTCTCTGCCAGCTCCCTTACTTCATCCGGCCGTAATCCCGAATTCTCGTAATGCAGGAGTTTGAATAAAGCTGCAAGAAGTTTCTCTTTCACCTCCTGTGTGATTGTCCGACCGACATACAACTGCTGCCAGTCCACGCCTTTTAATGACCATTCTCCATGTTCTTTTTTCTCTGTTAATCTGTTCATATTTTTTCCTCCAGTACTTATCATTAATATTCATAATCAATGCATTCATCTGATTCAGAATAATATTCTCCATCAAATCCTTTTCTCATCAACTTCTCCCAACACGAAAAGCATACAAGTCTAAATGTTATGCCATGGCAGTCTCTTGTAAACTCCATATTGCTTCTTTCCGTTTTCTTATTACAGCAAGGACATATCCGGATATCTCTTTCTATCTGTCTGTTCATAATCCTCCTTTCCCTGCCGCAATCTGACAGGCTCATGCGGCAGGATTGAATCTATGTGAATTTTAGAGCACCCTTTATTTTTCAAAGCGCTTCCTGTAACTTATCATCATTTTTCTCATTTATTTCACATACATAATTTGTAATAAGGCATTTATTGTTTGCAGCTACTCCTGCAATAGCTCTCAGCAGATATCCAGCAATCTGTTCTTTTTTTACACTAGATTTTTCCGAGCATTCAACATTAATTGTTATCTTAATATTTTTTTCTTCCATAACGCCATCTCCTTCTCACTTCTGCTCTTTTTATACGGTGAACCTCATTTTCCAAAGCATTCATCTGTCTCTGGATATCATCAACATCAACCAGTAAATAGAAATCCGGTTGAACCAGACGAGTCGGCCCTACATTCAGATTCATCTCTTTGTGCAATTCCTTGCACTTGTTTTCTCTCTCATGCACTGCTTTATATATTTTCACTTTCCGCACCTCCTAAGAAACTTTTTCCGAACATTATCATATTCTGTCAGCAGATCAATATCTTTCTTCCAGCTCAACGGACGGTCTGTAATTTCTACATAATACTCTTTCTTGATCAGGAGCCCATAGCTCGCCGAAGAATAGATATCCTGTCGATCGCATCCAATTCGCTTTGCTATGTCGGATGCAGTGATGGAGTATTCCATCACTGTCCCGTCCTTTCTGCACAAATTATATAAATTCGCCATAATGCATCACCTTTCAGCTGTGCGTGGCAATAAAGTTTTCCATCGCCCATCTGTTTCCAGTAGCAGCCACCTGTGCTCTGGTTCTTTCATATGGAGTAAGTGGTTTCCCGGAAATTCTTTTGGATCTGGTTTTCGGAAGGAATCCTTTCCGACGAAGCTCTTCCAGTTCTTCTGGTGTTGCATCTTTTACATCTTTCATATCCAAGATCTCAATCATAGTTTTTATTCCTCTCTTATCATTACTGGAAGCACGATAGCTTTCATGTCACTGTCTTCTGCTTCAACAACTGCCGGCATCTTAGGTCCTGAGAAATTCATGGCTATATTTTCACAAGTGAATGCTTTCAGTGTTTCAAGGACCAGTTTAGAATCGAAACCAATTTTTAACGGTTCAGGAAGCGGATCCTGAAGCTTCACCTCTTCCTGATAATCCGTAAGTCTGTCGGCAATGCGAATATTTAACTGATCTTCGTTCATTTCGAAGACTGCAGGTTTCTTTTCTTCCGTACACATCTTTGCTCTGGTCATTGCCGCAACTAATTCCGGTCTGGAAACATAAGTTTTCATCTTTCCCGCCATGAAAAATCTATTGTAATCAAAATACTTACCCTCTATTAACCTCGTGTAAATGGTATATTCTTTTGATTTGAATACCGCTCTATTTTTTGTATATGTAACAGCAACATCATCAATAATTCCCATTGACACAAGCTTCTTTGCCACTGTTTTAGGCACTATCAGCTTCATATCTGCGGTACCGTCAGTCGGTATCGAATCAACTGCTACGACATGTCCGTCAAGTGCGACCAACTTAATCTTGTTTTCTCCACCTTCGAAGTACACACCCATCATCTGTGTTGCAGAACTGCTGTCTGCAGCTGCATAGATAACATGTCCAATTGCCTCCATCATCCTCTTGCCATTGATCACAACTTCTGGGGCATCCAGATCTTCTGTAATATCAAAACTGAATTCTTCCGGAGGATAGCTCTGGTATTTATTCTTTATAGCTTTTGTCTTGATCGTAACAATGTTTTTGCCGTCTGCATCAATAATCACTTCGCCATCCGGAAGATTTTTAATTACATCAAAGGCTTTCATAGGAATGATGAAACAACTGCCTTTAGAGGCCTCTAATTTGAGCTGCATGGTCATTTCTGTATTGGATGCGATTAAATACCCGTCCTTTACCAGAACGCCTCCTAATGCCGGAAACTGGTCGTTCTTCTGCACAATGCTTTTCAATTTATCAATAGTTCTGGAAATCTCATACTTCTGTACTTTCATCTTCGTTCCTTTCCCGGAGTGTTATCCCGTCCAGATATTTCACAACTCCGTTGTTATATTTAACTCTATAAGGCGCCAGTTCCTCACGATTCATATACTTATGTCCGTAGATTTTTTTCATGTCTCTGAATACGATCCATGGAACCCTGTAAAACTCCTCGAATTCGAGGGATATTACCAAGAAGCACATTGCCCCCATCTTCATGTAACGTTCAAAGCATTCCTCCTGCTCTTCTGTCACAACATTCCGACTGATCTGGCCTTTATCTGTATGTTTCGCATCAAACAGAACCATTGTAGAGTCCATCAGGGCGCCTTTAAAATCCGGTTGAGCCTGTTGTGTAAAACAACATATGAACTGGCCTCTGTCTCTGTTATACGGCTTAATCACTTTAAAAGCTTCAGGGGTTTTATCTATAACAGCTATCCCCCGGTCCTCATAGAACCGGGAAGCTGCCATAATCATTCTTTCAAAATATTCGCCGTTTGATCTGCTTTTAAGCCCTATGATTGAACGATTATAAGTATCCATGCTCACCTGCTACTTTCACCAGCTTATTGATCGTTACTGCTCCGATTCCCGGAATCTTATTCTGCTGAAGCAATACAATAAACTCCTTTGCTGTATTTTTAGCTAAAGCCTTGCCTTCGTTGAACCCTTCACTTCTGGCTTTCTCCACTCTGTCTTCCACATAATGAACCAGCTGTTCATCTGTCTTTTTTCTCATTTTTACTGCTTTCTCGTGGATTTTATTTTCATCCATTGTTCTTCTACAACTTTTCTTAGTCATTCTATCTCCTTTCTTACACGGCTTCTGGCTCTACGAACCCGATCTGTCTATCTTCTTTCCATTCTGTTCCGGAAAAATCAAGTGCCTGTCCGCACTTCTCACAAAAATCAGGATAGTAATCTGGTCCAGCATTCAACGCACCACCGCAAGCCGGGCAATAATGGTATTCATGTTCCAACTTCACGAAATTGTATCGAATAACAATTCCTGTTTTTGATACAGGTTTCATAGCGATCATTACTCCACCCTCTCTCCGTACTCGATCACATATTCATACTGCGTTGTCTTTCTAGTTTCACTGCTTGGAATCTCTTTTCTTACGATCTGAACCGCATATCCTGCTTTCGCCAGCATTGAAACCATCTGCAGTCTGTCTTCTTCATTCCACTGTACCGAGCCTTTACGAATGCTCCTTATGATCTGCTTAGCCATTACCCGCACTTCCTTTCTGTCTTTTCTTCCCGTTCTTTCATCAACTTCTCAAACGCAGCTACGAAAGCTTTAACCGATGCCGGCATCCCACAGTTGTGGCTTCCCCTGCACTGGATCACGCGACCATTGTTATATTCCATTGTGAAATATGGTGTATCAGGTTCTTCCACTCTGCGCACAAAGAAGATGTGTGTCTGCCCTTTGGCCACTCGGTCAACGTAAGTTCCAACGCAATGGTGAAGGGCAGCTCCTTCATTCTTGATTTCCTGTGCATCTCTTGGCACTCTCAATATCAATCCTTTTCCTTTTATCAGGAAAGCGTTATCTATGCCGGCATTCTCTTTGAGCATTTCCTCCAGAAGTTTTTTCATGGCCTCAGCCTCTCGCTTTATCCGTTCTTCTTCCCGGCGTTTCTTTTCTGCGGCCTTTTTATCTTGTACTGCCTGATATTCCGCAGCTGTCCTGTCATGAACTTTTTTGAAATTCTTCGGGAAATAGAAGAACATATTGGTGAGGTCATATTTCAGCTCTTTGCACCAGCTCAGATAATCAAGCCAGTCTTTAGCACAGTTTTGTAGGCGCTCTTCCCGGATATCCGGTCTTTCTTTATACTGCATATAAGAATATCGCCAGCAATGGCCATTCTCCCCTACACGATAATCAGCTCCTTCGCGTTCAATATATCTGCAGATTTTATGAATAGTTGACTTCCTGTTCTCTTTCCGTATCAGCGTTGTATTGCATCCAAAGAGTTTATAGAACCGTTCCAGTTCTTCCGCTTTCAGGTTGTATCCGGAGCTTTGCGCTTCCTGCAATAGCCTCAATTCATCAATGTTCCCATCAATAGACTGCAGGATTCGTGTGTTCTCCTTCGTGAGCCCGAGTATTTCAAATATTGTTTTTCCGTTTTTTCTGAGTCCCCTGATTCCATTCCGGCTATTATATTCAAATGCCCCGTCATGAATCTTATTGATCAGATGCGCGGCCAGTTTATACAGACCCATTTTTATAAACCATTCAAGCTGTGGAAACTCCTGATATCTGTAAATAGCATTGGCATAATGTATCTGTTCGCTCGGTCTATTCTCTGACAAAATCTCCAGTGCTGAATATTTCATTGGAGTATCTTTCCATGCTTCCGGCAGGTTTCCCGGATATAAGGCGCAGTATGACCTTTCTCTGTACCCTTCATCTGTACACCACCGCACAATACCAGTCTGTTTATACTCTCTGTATTCATAACTGCCGGTGCATGGCGTTCCGTTCGGTGCAAATTTGTAAAACGTCCTTACGATTTCAAGCAGACTGTCATTCGTTTTTCCATCCTGTTTCACCTCTCTATGGACCGAGAAATATCGCCACAGGAACCCCTCTTCTCTTGGTTCGATGAATGAAACTATCCTTTTGTCCCATATATGTGCCGGCATCCTGCCTCTGGCTTTAATGGTGACCGGACTTCCACAAAGGGGGCATATCCCCTTCTCGTTATTTCTTAACCGAATTTTCGCTCTGTCTACCAGTGTCACCCCATTACAATGAGTGCAATGCACCAGAGCCTCATTCTTTGATCTTGTTGAGTAAATCAGATATCTGCTGAATGACATCGCTTTTTCCGATACCCATTTCTTGAAGTCCTCCGGAATTTCCTCGACTGTTCCCATGACTGTATCAATAGGATTTGTCTCCTTGGCATGTTTTTCATCCAGTCGTCGCTGTTTGACCATGTCCTGAAAACGTGTCACAGCTGTCCAGTCTTTAACATCTTTTTCTGTACTCCATTCTTTGAAAAATCCACGCATACGATCAATGTCTGCATCCGTCCAGAAAAACATGTTCGGGGTATATCTGTTCCCCTTATCTCTATCCCAGTGATATTCATACAGGCGAATACATTCCATCCGATCAAAAGCTGCAGTCAGCCATTTCACTCTTTCAGAGGCCAGATCCTGTGATATGTAATCATTCTTGGAGAAAAATGTTCTTAACTGAGCACCCTTTTCTCCTTTCTTCAATTTGTCAATGGGATAGAATGTCACCATTAAAAGGTCTTTTTCTATATCTCTGGTTGTAACAATATGCGTTCCCGCAGCTCGTTCCGCAAACCTGACCATTTCGTCTGTGGCTTCTTCTCTTGGAATCTGTGCTAATTTTCTCTTTTCCATGTGACATCCTCCTACAGAAGATCGAACAGTGACATCTGACCGTTCAGGCCGCTGCTTTTTGTACCTGTTTTTTCAGTTTTCTGCTGCTTAGATGCAGCATCTTTTTTCGCTGGCTTTTCAGAAGCCTCAGAATCATTCTTTGTTTTCTGGACATCTTTCTTGATTTCTGTGACTTTTTTAGCTGGTGTTTCTGTCTTTTTTGTTGTCGCAGGCTTTTTGCCTTTTTCCTTTTTGGCGGTTTCCGGTTTTTCATACTTGTGGTAATAATCTTCGGCCCATTCATACACAACTCGGCCTTCAACTGCTGTACTTCTGCCATTCGACTGCTTCCTGGCCTGTTCGACAATATAGTTAAAGCACTTGTTCCAGGTCTTGCCCTCCTGCATTACGTCCTCAGCAAGTCCCTGATCCTCTTCGCATCTTTTCAACAGATAAGCAATGATCGGATCCGCAAAATTCTTCTGGGTTGCTTTTTTCTTTTCAGCTTCCAGTTTTTCTTTAGCCTTCTGCTTTACCGGCTTTGCATTCTCAATTTCTGCAGCTCTAATTTCCTCTTCTGTTGGATCCGCCATTCCTGTAAGAATCTCAGCAAGTGAAGCTTTCCCCAAATACACAGTATCCTCTGCTTTCACTTCATTGCCGCTCTCGTCCTCTAATTTGCTCTCTGGCGGTTCTGTTTCGTCCTGCCCTATCGTTTTACTGTCCACGTCCGTTTCCGTCTCTAAACGGTCGATTTCAGCAGTGTCCACTTCCTGTTTTAACTGTTCTGACATTTGTATTCTCCTTTCTCGAAATCAAAATGAAATGTTATCTGTTCCGGTGCTCTTCCAAATAAGGTGGGCCGTCGTTGTCTGTGTCTAAGAATTTGAAGTTGTCTTCTCATATTCCACTCTGGCCTGAAATAAAACGGTGTATACCAAAATTCCTGTTCAGGTCTTTCCTCTGGCATAAGTGTATTGCCTGCTACTGGATTTGATAGTGTGTTTGCAACTGCTACATATCCTGGACAGCCAAGAAGCGACAACTGTACAAAACACATTTGTGCAGTTACCCGGTCAATATCATTTGCAACAAACAGCACTTGAGTCTGGTAATTAAACCCTTTCCGACGAAATGTATTCGCCGCTGCTATAAGTGTTGCTCCGGCTCCGCAGGCAGGATCGTTAACAGATACCCATTCTTTGTTCTGCAGTTTCTGCATATTGTCATGTATCGTCAACTCTGCCATGCATCTGCAGACATCATACGGTGTGAAAAACTGGCCTTTCCAGTGATTTCCCAGTTCGAGGCTCATGTATAACCTCCCAAGGAAATCCTGATCTGGATTGCGTTCCAGTGCTTCAACTACAATCGCAAAGCACTTGGCCGGCTTCTCCACTCCTCCAAGGCGTTTGATACACTCTGCATACTCTTTTTCCCTTGCCGTATGTCTCGGCAATGACTTATCTACTGCATTTGCAAGTGTACATGCCATTGCCGCCATCAGATCCGCCCACACCTGCCATGAACTCCGGCTGTAACACAGCTCTTGAAAGACTTTTATGAACTCTTTCTCTGTTCCCTGTATTTTCTCTATCTGCTCCATGCTGTCACCTCTTGAATCCGTGTTCCCGCATCAGCATATCTATATACTCTGGTGTCGCACGTTCTGGTTCTTCTGCTATCTGTTCCCGGTGCTGTTGTTCTATTGCCACATTTTCTTGCGTGGTAAGCTGTGCAATATATTTATTTTTCGCTTCCAGAATACTCGGAGGAAGCTTTGCATCGTTCGTCTTGCGCTCGATCAGGCTTGAATATATCTTGAAGAAGTGTGCTCGCACAGCATCCTGGTTCTCATCAAGACATATCTCCCGGAAGCCAAGCCGCTTTACCGCCTCTCTGACTATCGGTGTCAGGCTTTCCAGTGCTTCTTCCTGCCTGTAATATCCATACTGGCTAATGGCTTTCTGCACTTCTCCCCATGCCTCTCCCTGGTCTTTGAGGTGTGGAACTGTATATTCTGCACATTTCTCCCGTATCTCAGAAATCTGCGGCGGGTATGTATGAGTGGCAAACAGTTCCATCAATGCTGTTTCGCAAAGCTTGTAGTCCAGATCTCCCAGCATGCGGTACCACATTCTGATGCTGTACTGGTCTGGCATGACATTGAATGTCGGATGTGCGCTTTTGATTGAAGCCCTGATAAGATCAAATTCCTGTTGCGTCACTTCCATCACCTGTCCCTTTGTACCATCCAGCTGTTGCCTCCATGTATTGACTGGTAGACATATTTCGTGTTGCGGCCGGCGCTTGTGTCACAGGAGTTCTGGATGCCGGCATTGAATTCTGTGATCGCCCTAACCAGTTAGTTATAAAACTCTTGATTCCTCTCGGGGTCTTACGATTACGAGGGTGACTATCAAGCCATGCCGCCATTGATCTAAACTCCTGTTCAACATCCAGTGCCGGAAACAGTTCTCTCAGTGAATTGAGGTAATCAAAGGTCACATCATAGTTCCCTGAGCCCGTAACCAGAGGAAGAGAAATAAAAGTGTTCTGCTTGGAGTCTTTAAGCTCCAAGCTAATGTTTTTATTATCTTTATCTTTATTCTCTGTTCTCTTATCTCTATTCTCTGGTGCCCGAACGTCCGACATTTGTCTGGACATTTGTCCTTCTTTATCCTCAATAATCCTTGATTTTTCGGCATTTATAGTTGCTCTGTACTCTCTTTTCCTGTCGGCTTCATTAGAACTCCGTCCTATAAAATTCTGGATATCGAGCATATAAATTGCACCATTATCCAAAATTTCAATGAATCCCATGGATGTCAACACCTTCATCGCTTTTTCAACAGTTCCAACTTGATGGTGTGTAATTGTTGCCACCATATCCGGCGTATAGGGGATAATCCCCCTATACATAAGCCGGCCGTCCTGTCTTAAACTCATTAAATAGAGTTTAAGTAAGATATCACTATAGATATATCCATCTTTCATTCCTTGCAGGAGAAGCATATCTTCTGAATCAAAGAAGCCTTCTTTCAACTTCAAGTAATAATAAGTTTTCTTATCTGCCATCTTTCCCTCCTGTTAGTAGATTACTTTTGAACCATCATCTGTTTTAATTACTGTCACAGCCTGGCCAAATCTCGCTTTCATGGCATCATCATGAGTGATTGCCATAATCTTCACATCGGAATACCGATCGCGAATAGTCTCTAGGGCATCTACATAAGCCTGTGCACCCTCATCATCAAGGAAAGGCGGTTCGTCAATAAAGAGCATTCCAAGCTGTATTCCTGCCGCTGTGGCCTTGATCTCGGACAGTGCAAGGATAACGGCAAGAGAAGCCTTAACTTTCTCGCCTCCGCTCTTTGAAGCATATGGAAGAGTTGTCTTGCCATATTCGTTGATCAGAACATCCAGCGTTGCCTTATCTCCGTCCTTGCCTTTGACGGTGCGCTCCATCGCGAATTCCACTCCCATCGTTCCGCCGGTCATCTGGCCAAGAATATTGTTCGTAGTATCTGTTATATGAGGAATGATGTTCCTGATGATCTGATGCGGAACTCCGTCCTGTGAAAATGCCTGCTTTAATGCTTCATAACAGTCCGCTCTGCCAGCAGCTACTGCAATTCCATTATTCAGCGTGGAGATTTCGCCTCGCATGGTATCGATATTTTCCAGACGTTCAAGGAGTACTCCCTTCTGGATCTGCAGTTCTCCAAGAGTTTCCTTGTTACTGCGAATCTGCCTGTCTGTTTCTTTCACCATATCGGTCGAAAATGTTTCCTTCATTTTTTCCAACATGGTATCCATACCAGTAAGCTGAGAAGAGAGAATGAATTTTCTGTCAGTAAGTTTTTCCCTCTCTTTTTCCATGCTCTCAATCCTTTCAAGAACATGCTGCTTTCTTTCTTCGTAAACAGGAAGTTCTTTTTCCTGTTCTACATAAGTCTGCAGATGAACCATCTGCTGTTTAATCTGTTCCTGTCTGTCAACTGATTCCGATAGTTTATTAACTGTTTCCGTTATCTCAGAGGCCTTTAATTTGACCTGTAGCAGATTCTCCTCACACTGCCCTATATTTTTATCGTTCGATTCCTTTTCGGTCTCTAAACGGGCAATTTCGAGTTTGTTCTCCTCCACAGCTTTCTTCATTCGTTCATATTTGGAAAGTTCTGTTACAGATGCGGTCAGAATAGCGAGGCGTTTAGGATCGTATCCTATTCTTTCAATCTCTTCCTGCTTATCGGCTATTTTTTTGTCACGCTCAGATGTTAATATCTCAATCTCTTCCTCGCATTTTTTCAGATTATCCAGTTCAACCGGAAGGCTTTTGACATCTTCGACTGCTTTCGACAGGAATCTGCAGCTTGCACTCTCAATATCCGGGCACCCAGAATTCTTCATGAATTCTTCCTGTTGTCTTATCTCAGCAATCCTTTTCTGTCGATAATCCCGTCGGTTTTCTGCTCCTGATATTTTCTGCGAATAGGATGAGTCAACTTCATGCAATTCGTTTTGAGCCGTAGAATATCGGTATCTTTTTTCCTGCTGACACTCAATTTCTTCTCTTTCCTTTACCAGTGCATCAAGTCTTTCTTCCAGATCATCCGGAACATTAAATGCCAACTGTGAAATCTGATTGCGTATCTGGTCGTTTCGGAACTTGCTCTTATCAATAAGTCGCTGGTAACGGTCAGCCTCTTCGATGTAACCGTTCAATGTCTCTTTGGCATTTTTATATTTAATAACGTCCTTTTCTACGTCAGAAAGCTGCAAAGATAATTCTGAATGCTGTTTTGCTTTTTCCCGTATCACATCAGCCATTTCCAAAAGATTGTTGCACGCTGTCAGTGTCTGCTTTGAATATTCCAGGTCATGTTCCATGGCACTGCATTCCTCAGAGCATTCTTTTAATTCACTTCTCGCTTTTTCGCTTTCTTTCTCTGCCTCAGATATTTTTTCCTGACGTTCGAGCAGTTTTCTTCTGGATTCATCCAGATTTTCAAGTTCTTCCTGCTTTTTATGAATATCTTTTTCTACTGTCTCCAGTTCTTCCTCTGGATTTCCCTGAGCCTTAATGAAGTCAGTCTTGATCCGAACGGCTTCTTTTTTAGAAGCAAGCTCCTTTCTTGCATCCGCAAGTTTCTTTCTGGCATCCAGTTCCATTACTCCATAAATTCCAAGCCCGAGCAGATTTCCAAGGATAGCGATACGTTCATCTTTCTTCGCCTGCAAGAATAATCCATACTGGTCCTGCATGATCAATGCGCAGCTGCGAAATGTCATGCTGTCCATGCCAAGAAGCTTCTCGATTTCAGCCTGTGTGTCAATGATTCTTTCCTTGGACAGATTCATCCAGTCAGCACTTTCTTCCTGATACTGTGACAAGTTCAGGGTTGGTTTTCCGGATTTTGTTCTGGTGCGGACTACCCGGAATCGTTTCTCTCCGATGTCGAAAATAAATTCTATGGAGCCGCTTCTTGCATCCTCTGTACCTCTGATCCACGCCTTACAGTCTCCCTCTCGGGTTTCTTCAAACAGACAATCCACAATAGCATCCATGAAAAGGCTGCTCTTTCCTGCACCGTTTACTCCATTGATCGTGCAGAATGAAATGTCTGAAAAATCAAAGTTTTCTTCTTTATAATTTCTGTAATTACGGACAGCTATTGAAATCGGTCGGAATACTCCGTGTATCTCTGCAGTTGTACTCTGTTTCATCGCTTCCGCAATAATCGGTTCTGCCAGTTCTACGATCTTATCCGGATTCTTGAAGCATTTTTCTTCCAGATACTTCTTGAGATTTAAAGTCGGGTCGCTTTCCTCTGAGAGTAATCCTCTGTTCGTAACATCAATAGCATTTTCTGCCTCAATATCCGACACATAAAAGGCTCCCCAATCATACAAATCCTTTTGCAGTAACGGGATATTCAACAGTTTTTTCTGTTCACTGGTGCAACTATATTTCACTCTTACAATCATGTCTGAAATATCCCTGCTGATATTCGTAACCAATGCATATGCATCCCTGTTTTCGATATAATCACTTACCTGATTCGTGTCCCAATCTATGGTTTTGAATCTGCGATAAGGTGTTTTACGGAACTGAGATGATGTCATCTCCCCGCCCATGAACTCATGAATATAAAATCCTCTGTTCTGATACTCGTCATTAAAATTCATGGCATTAATAGCGCCAGAATAATACACGTTATGCAATCCGTTGATCTGCTGTGGTCTATGTATGTGTCCCAGAAGCACTGCTTCATAGCCAGCAGCTTCCAATGCTTCTCTCGGAATAACCGGCTCAAAATTTGTAAAGAATGAAGTCTGACCGGATTCCATGTTGCAACCAGGTACGGTATAATGCGCCATCAGGATAGATGTATTATGGCATTCAGCTCGAAGCCCCATTACCATACTGGATATATAGCTTGTCCATGCTTCGTTTTCTTCATCTGCAGACAGACCAGGGAATCTTGATCTGAACTCCTGCTTATCAAATCCCGGAATGCAGGCTATATCAGCATATGGCGTACGGAGTACAGTTGGCGATGTTACTATATGTACATTTCCAGTATTTGCAAACATCTTGCTCAAAACTCTGAATTGTCCACCTCCATCATGATTCGGCGTTCCTCTCATTACGATTACTGCTTTCGCAACACCTGCCAATTTTGTGATCGTGTCTGTTGCAACAATCATTTCGTCCGAATATCTTACCGGACCTATCTGCTCCTGATGGAAAACATCACCAGAAACGCAAACAATGTCTGGTTTCTCTTCTTCTGCAACCTTAATCATATAATTAAGACAATTTACTGTATCCTGTGAACGGAGATTTACCCCGTCCACTACAGGACCTTTGAACTGGCCAATATGCCAGTCAGCTGTATGTAATATTTTCATCTGCGTCCGCCTCCTCTCTGGCATTTGATACACAATGGTTCACCAAATTTATTGATTGAATACTCATAAACCTTTTCATTTATGATCGTACCGCATCTGGAGCACTGAAAATCTGCAGTTCTGTCTTCCTCTGGTTGCGGATCCGGTTCATTCGGCTCTTCCTGTTCGGGCTGGGCAAATGCTTCCTGTTGAATTTCGCCCATATCTTCATCCGGAAGTTCCGAAGTAAACGCCGGATTGTCCAAGTCACCTTCATCGATAATATTGCTATCTGTGGCAAAATCTACATTCTTAACCTCAATCTGAGGCATTCCGAACATATTGTTTACAGAATTCATACCCTGCATCAGCATTGCCTGCCGGACCTGTGGATCTGAATAATCCGGAGAGAATATTACTGTTGGAATCGCGAAATTCTTTTTTAATTCATCCTTTGTGTAAGAGCCTTTTGTCCCAAGCAATGCTCTGATGACTCTGAGTTTTGCTCCTGTCATTGCTTTTTCGGCCCATGTCTTCTTTAATAAAGCCATATTTACTTTTACCGAACGTTCAACATATCGTTCTCTATCTGCTTCGTCGATAACATAAGCTTTAACTTTCTTTCCCCATTTATCTTTCGTATCAACCCAGCTTCCTTTAAATATTTCTGCCGCTGCATTTGCCGCTTTCTTGTCTGTAATCCCCTTAACCGCCTTATCAGAAAATTCTGTACGATACTTATCTTCTTCATCCTCAAGACAGATTTCTTTCTGGTCGACTTCCGCTCTGTAAGTCCCATCCGCTTTTCTCATTGCTCCCTGTGCCTGAGCTCGATATGTGATACTATCAATTCGTCTACCGTATGTCTGATGTGGATTAAACTGAATACCAGCTGCCATAGCCAATTTGTTAAGAAGTGGTTTGGATAATGAATATGTATCCTGCCAGATATCATTTCCTTTGCTATCTGTTTTTCCAGTTTTAACAGAACCAACTTTAAAAATGTCGCCACTATTTTCGCTCAGATCAACTGCAACTTCCTCTACATGATATTTATAGAAAGGATTCAGTTGCACATCTGTTGCCGCAGGGACAAGCAAATTATGATCACTGTATGCTCTTATAACCTCTGATAAGCTTCCTGAAATTTCCTGCATGTACTTGATTACCTCCTAAATCTGTGATAAAATGACGGTGTTCTTTAAAAAATGAGGCCCAACCTGTTTTTTAAAGTTCTGACCCAAAAGCCTCGGATGCGGATTTATGAGTGCCGTCTACACTTCATATCTCCTTTAAGCATCTGGGGCTTTTAATATGCATCTCCTACAGCGAATCTGGTCAATGCGTATACCCACACCCACATGAGCGGGATTGCTATCCATTCGGATCCGAGTTCTGCGCTTCCCCTTATTGCGCAAAGCATATCGCTCAGATATCCGAAGAAGATAAGGCTGACTGCTGTAGGAACGATGTAAACCATCGACCTTTTCAAGAAGCGAATTCTCTTTTTTATTTTCGCTCTTTTCTTTTTTTTGGAATATTCCTCATACTCCTTCTCATTAAATTCTCGCACCACGGACAGATATATCCGTGTTTTGGAATCTTCTGTAATGTACTGATGTTCCACATTCTTTCGCATATCTTGCACTTTGCGTACATCCATTATCTTGCCTCCTTATCAATTAAGATCAATTCTTTGGCGATAACGCTCTGTAATGCGCATCTGTCCATTTCATGCCAGCTGATCGGTACCGAACTGTTATCCAGCGCATTTAAAATTCTCTCAGCTGTTGTATGATATTTCTTCATATCTTCTGTTGTAAGCAATTTCGCACCTCCTTCATCTATGCTGTCTTCTCTGTATCAATCTGGGTTACAAAAATTCCAAGATCAACACTTTCCATATTGTTCAGTTCCTCCAGAAGCTCTGCGTCTGATGTAATTCCATAGTTCTTTTTTAATATTTCTTTTAATTTTTCTTTAAGGTCCATCAAAACACTTCCTTTTAATTATCTGAATCCGAAATATTAAGATAATCGCTGATTCTTCTTCTGATTTCTATGCTGGTATTCTTTCCATTTAAAGTTGACGAAAGATAGCATCTGGAACAGCCAAGTTCTTCGGCCAGATCATTAACAGAGATATCATTCTGAATCATTGCTATCTTGGCTTTCTTGCACCAGGGAGATAATTTCTTCTGCATTAAACCTCCTCCCCTCATTTCAAAGATTTTTCAATCCAGTTTTTCAAATTTTGAGTTACCTCATTAACCTCATTCAAGGTGTTTATGATTTTCTCTAAATCTGGCTTTTCATCCTCTGTAATAACTCCATCTGCCGTAATATCCAGCAGGAGTTCTTTGGCTTCGTTGATCTTCCGGAATGAGCACAACGCCCTGAGTGCAATCCTATCAATATCCTGATTCTCGATCTTTGGCATTCCTTTTCCCAGAGGGCACATTTCCCGGCAATAATTACCTTTTAATTCAGGAGCTCTATAGATATCCGCCATCAGAAGCACTTCCTCTGGATAAGGAGTAACACTCCCAAGTTCTATCCGTGCAAGCCTTGTCCGGTCAACACCAAGTTCCTCAGCAGCTCCTTCGCGGCTACCTAACCGCTCATTGAACTTTGCCGCTTCGTACCGTGCCTGGCAAAACATATTGCCAGCCGCTTTCGTGGCATACTTCGACATTTTTCTATCCTTTCTTTAATGCTATGATGTAGTTACAACCTATTAAATTGTGTACTCTGTATTGATATCCAATGCTTTACTGATTGTCTCAGCTAAAGCTGGTGCATATGAAGCGCCATTGATAGTCCGGCTCACATAATTTCGACACATACCAACCTGATCACACAAATCTGTTACTGTCATATCCCTGTCGATCAATGTCTTCTTTACTTCTTTGCACCAAGGGGATAATTTTCGTTTCACAAAATCACCTCCAGTCGTTACAGTAAACATTTGTTATTTACATTTGTTTAAAATTGCTATAAAATTGTAATGGCAGAAAAATATTGTGAATCAAAATGATGCAACCTCTTAATAGCTGTGGCGGCCATACTCGAGGAAATATTTTTATTTGCAATTATTTCTGCTACATTTTTTATTTCGTTTTAAACATTTGTTTATTACAGTTTTAATAATAATAGCAGATATGCTAAATGTCAATAGTTATTTTCGCATTTTTGCTATTTTGGAGGATTTTTTGTGTCATGACCCTAGTTTCTCGTATTAAAGAGCTCGCTAAAGAAAATAACTTAAATTTAAAGCTTTTAGAGGAGTCTGCTGGTTTTGGTAATGGAACAATTCGTAGATGGGATAATAGCCCGCCAGCTGCTGACAAGTTATTAAAAGTAGCAAATATGCTAAATACTTCTTGTGAATTTCTTCTCACTGGAAAAGAACAGACCCCAGAGTATACGGAATTCGATATGGAAATTCTTTCCTTATTTCATCAACTTCCAAGAGATGCTCAATTAGAATTTAAAGGTGAACTAAAAGGATATTTGAAGCATCTTGATCAAGAGGCTTCAAATAAGAAACTTAAACAAGCAAAATAATAAGCTTCGAGTGGTACCGAAGCAGGAAAGGAAAATAAAAATATGAAAAAGAAAATATTGATATCCTTAATTGCACTTTCTCAATTATTTGTGTCTTCTATCCCTGTATCCGCTGCTCCAGATTATCAAATCAGTATTTCTAGCGAATATGTGACTGGGGATTCTATTCAATTATGTGATGTAATTTCTCAGGCTTTAACGGATATGGGTGTAAAAGAGGTCACTTCTTACGAGTTATCTCGTGATGAGCCAAATCAAGCCGCTATTGGTTTGATTATGTCTGCGGACGGAGTGCTTATTGAAGCAACTTGCTTTTTTTCCAAAGAAAACACTTGGGAATGCTCATATGTAACCAATGTTTACAATAGTGTTGAAGATATGATTTATTACTGGGTAAGCCCAAAATATTCCAAGGAAAACGCTTATGAAATAATTGACTATAAGACCGGAGAATACATAATAGAGGGCGCTTCCCAGAATGTACTTTCTCAATATGTCAATAAAAAAGGCTGGTTTTCAGAAGACGACTTCTATTTGTACGATAGTCAGGGTAATAAAATTAATTATGTTAATTCTGACGATTACATGAGTTCTTCCGATTATCCTGGCAGTACATCTTTTCGAGGTTTAAAAATAGGAGATGATGTTTCAAAAATATTTTCTGTTTATAACAAAGAAGATTTTTCTGTACAAGTAGGTTATAAAGATGGCGTCGATACTGAAAAAGAAGATAAAATAATTCAAATGTACAATTCTCAAATAGAGGCTACCGATTCCGATGATATAGAATCTCTTCTTTCATCTATAGATACCAACATGGTAACTCTTGGTGTTATATTCGAGGGTGCTGAATTTTGTGGAGAAATTATCCCTCTTCCGCAAATTGGAGACAAAATATCTTATAATAAAACAGCCACCTTTGGATTTTTGATTGATGCAGGAAAAATTTCTGATATAGGAGTCCAATTAAAGAGCAAATACTAGAGGTTTTGAAGAATGAACATTCAAAAACGAATCAAATCTCTCCGCACTGAATCAGGTCTACACCAGTCTGAGTTGGGAAAAGCCGTAGGAGTTTCTGCCCAGGTAATCTCGAATATTGAGAGAGGCTATACCAAGCCATCCACCGAACTGGTTAATCGGTACGCAAAATATTTCGGTGTGCCGGCAGATTATCTTCTTGGCCGGACCACTGAAAAATATTCTACAACAGAGCAAAAAGAAGCTCCTGCTCTTTCTGCAAAAATAAAAGACCGGATGGATCAGTTGCAGCTGAACCCGTCCGATCTGATCACTAAATCAGAAATTCCCGAAGATTCCTTTGAGGATATCATGACAGGAACAGTTATCCCAGGGATAGATGTTGCCGGCAGGCTCTCTAAAGCCCTTGATACTTCCATAGATTATTTAGTAGGGAATTCTGAATACAGCTGTGCCATTGCTTCAGAAGACGAACAGGATATCATCCTGCGGTACCGTCAGTTATCCAAGAAGGGAAAACGTATCTTTTTGGGAATGATGGAGAAGATGGAAGAAGAAAAAACAGAATAGTATATTTAACTGGGGAACCGTTGGGGTGTTATGTCAGCCGCCGGACACTTATGTGAAAGGAGGCTGGTGCTGATGGTTACATATGGAGATCTTTTTACCTTTGTAATTATGCTTTGTGCAGTTGTAACTCTTGTTATCAATTTAATGCATAAAAAATAGCGCCCCTGCTCTGGTAAAGTAAGGCGCTATTTTTTAGTTACTACTCTATCCAGCGGTCAGGTGTACACTGACCAACGGTTCTCTTGTTAAGTACATTATATCTATTCATATACTTTTTGTCAAACAGATATTACATATATTCCAACAAAGGAGCATCCATATGGCACGAAAGAGAACTAATCTAATCGGCAACACTCCGTCTGTACGCGAAACAAAAGTCGCTATATATATTCGAGTTTCTACCATTCATCAGGTAGACAAAGACTCTATTCCCATGCAGAAAAAGGATTTAATTGCATACTGCCAGCTTATCCTCGGAACCGATAATTATGAAATTTTTGAAGATGCAGGGTATTCTGGAAAAAATACAGATAGACCAGCATTTCAGAATATGATGGGGAGAATCCGAAAGGGCGAATTCACTCATGTTCTGGTTTGGAAAATAGACAGGGTATCCAGAAATCTATTGGACTTTGCGGAAATGTATGAGGAGCTGCGTTCGCTACGTGTAACCTTTGTAAGTAAGAACGAACAATTTGATACCTCAACTGCAATCGGAGAAGCCATGTTGAAAATCATATTGGTTTTTGCCGAGCTGGAAAGAAACATGACATCTGAGCGAGTAACGGCAACTATGATATCAAGAGCTAATAGCGGCCAATGGAACGGTGGACGCATTCCTTTTGGATATAGTTATGATCCTAAAGAAAAAGTCTTTTCCATACGTGAAGACGAAGCCTCCATTTGCCGTGAATTAAAAGATCTTTATCTGCTTAATCGGTCACTTGCTTATGTCAGCAGAGCTTTGAACGAAAAAGGATATAAAACACGAGCTGGGGTAAGCTGGTCCCCTCATTCAGTATGGATCATCGCCTCAAGCCCTTTTTATGCAGGAATCTACCGATATAATCGATACAACGGAGTAGAAAGCAGAACAATCAACCCAGAAGAAGAATGGGTTATGATTCAAAATCACCATCCGGCAATATTTACGCTGGAAGAGCATCAAGCAATGAGAAGTATTATGAAATCTAACAAACGAAATATGGACAATCTTCCAGGAAGGGTTCATCTTTCTACAAAAACACATATCTTCCAAGGAATTATGTATTGTGATAAATGCGGCAGTAAGATGGTGTCTACCCCTGGCAGACTTCATGTTGATGGATATCGTACTTCAAACTACGGTTGTCCTTTAAGACGCAACACTAAAAAATGTAATAATCCTACTGTAAATGATATCGTCATAGGTGAATTCGTTATCAATTACATTCTGAATATGCTCAACGCCAAGAAAACATTTTCTACAATAAATACGCCAGATGAATTGAACGCTGCTCTTTTATCCGGATCTGTTTTCTCCGAAGTATCTTCTGTTGAAGAAAATGGGCTTAATAGCTTTTTTAATCTCCTGTCAAGATATGGTTCTGACAGATCTTATATTTTTTCAGTCAAGAGCCCACGAAAGAAAAAGGCAGCTGTTGATCCGGAACTTTCAAAACTTAGAAAAGAAAAAGAAAAGCAGGAGCGAGCACTCCAGCGTTTACAGGACCTTTATTTATATTCTGAGACTTCCATGTCGGAAAAAGATTTTATCATTCGGAAAAGTGAAATCTCATCTCATTTAGATAATATCAACAGGCAATTGGGGCTTATGACGCAAGATCAAGCCTCCTTCCTTTCAGATGAAGAATTTATTAAGCAAGCCAGTCATTTACTGATTCAAAAAGAATTAAAAAATAAAAAATATATCTATTTCAAAAAACTGGTCAGCACTGTGGATCCAGATATTTTAAAAGCATATATGGAAACTATTCTCGACTCCATCTACACAGCCGACGGAAAGATTACTGCTATTACATTCAAAAATGGGCTAACTCATAGATTCATATATAAAGACAAGTAATTGGTTCTAAATGCCAAAAGCCGGGAAATCGCTCCCGGCTTTCTATGTTTTATGGTATCTAACAAATGTTAGAAAACGGTGTCATATCAGAATCATGGCATCTCCAAAAGAGAAAAATCTGTACTTTTCCTGCACTGCAGTCTCATAGGCATGCATGATATTCTCCTTGCCTGCCAGCGCAGACACCAACATCACAAGT